GAGCTTGGCAACGGAGTAGTACTCAACAACATCACGGAGGTAGAGGGATGAGCAAGTGGAAGCCGTGTTACATGATCAAGGATGAGCCTGTCACGATCCCGATGGATTTGCTGATAGAGCCTGAGAAGGCAAAGGACAGGTTCGTTGAAGCGGTTTATCTCGGAGATTTTCCCAACGGCATACTGGTTGAGGTTCGGTTTCGGAAGGGTTTCGGAGCGAAGTATAGAAATAACTATAAGTTATTCATCAACTGGCAGAGCATTTGGTGCGGCAACGTGAAGATAAAGGACTCGTTCGGGAATGATTTAAGAGCAGTGAGAGGTGAATGATGAACAGTGAAAAATTCGAGACAACTGTTGAGATATTAAAAGAAATGGCTTTCACAGCGACCGAGACACAGCGTAGAGCATTGGAAGAAGCAATATCGGCTGTATGCGACTATAAAAAGATGCAGGAGATAAGCCTTGACCTTGCGTTTGAGAATGACGAACTGATAAACAAGTCAAGGTGGATTCCTGTTTCCGAGAGGTTGCCCGAAAAGAATGTATGGGTTTTGGTTACAGTTGAACAGAACGGTAAGCGTTTTCAAGAGATAATGCGAAGAAATATTTACAACGGAGAGTGGGCGGACAACATTAATTTTTACACCGATGAAATAACAGCTTGGATGCCTTTACCCGAACCCTACAAGGCAGAGAGAGGTAAAGCCGATGAGCAGACTTAAAGACAAAATCACAAAGATAAGTGGTAGTTTTTCTTGGGTGGTTAATGGTGATGAACTTTGCACAGTTGCAAGGGCTGTAAATCGCAACGCTGATGTTCTCGAAGAATTGCTGGATAAGATTGAGAAACTTGAAAAGCAAATTGCAGATATGAGAGGTGATACATGACTAAAGAAAAAGCCTTAATCATGGCTCTTAAGATAGTTGATACCTGTAGGAAATACGGAAATGAGGATAGATGCTTGGATTGTCCGTTTAATGTGAATGGTTGCATGGTTACAGGCGGAAACAACATCCCGACAGATTGGCGGTCAAGTGAACTGATTAAGACCATTGAATTGAGCAACAAAAAGAGGTGAGTGAATGAATAATCTAATCAGCAAACAAAAGGTTCTTAACACGCTTGACTTTGTAGACAAGGCTTGCATAGGCGAGGAAAGAACAGTTGAGAAGTACAAGGAACTGCTGACGGAATGTATCAAGATGTTGCCGAGTGCTTCGGAAAAATCACAGCCGAAGATGGGGCAATGGATTAGTAGTGCAATACAAGGTGAGATATATGGTCAAATTGTAAAAGCATTTATTTGTTCAAAATGCGAGGCTATATCTATATTCCGAATGGTAGACGGAAAAATAGTAAATGGTGATATATGCCCTAATTGCAGAGCAGATATGAGAGGTGAAGCAGATGGAAAATAGATTTGTCATAATTCATTGTCCTTATACAGGAAGAAACTACATCTACACCAAAACAATAATCAACGGCAAGATTTGTGTTGATATAGTAAGGATTGATTAGGAGAAAGGAGAAAATTAAATGACTAAATATTATGATGATATCAAAATTGGAACTGAACTAAACGTAAAAATGTATGACAAAGTTAAAAAGGTAAAAGTAAGCAATATCATAATTGAGGCTTATATTTTCGATTACAAGGTAGTAGTTAAGTATGTTGATGAAGAACTTAATATTCAATACACAGACTATATAAATTCGTTTCTTGACAAAATAGTATTTGATGAGGTGTTTGATGAGGTGAGTGAATGACAACGGAAACGATTACAATTAATAGTTCAATAAAGGAATTTGAGGAATTAAAGAACTTCAAGCCAAAAGAAAAATTTAACGGTTGCATCATTATTCCAACCAAAGAGATGCATGATAGTGGTTTTATGTGTATGAAGTTTGCATTGGTACAACATGATAAGGTTGTTGGGTGCGTTGGTGGTGGAAGTGATGTTATCAATATAAATGGTATCGGTGGATATGGAAAAAATTACGTATCTGCCATTACATCACAAAAAGTATCAAGAGTAGAGTGGAGAATTGATTGCTTACCAAATGGCTTATTGAGATTGTTTAGTGACCATTGGTTAAGTATAGATGACATTGTATGTTCAAATTTTGCGTTATATGCAGAAAAAATCATTGGAGGTGAATGAATGGAACTATTTGAAATAATCCTAATCGCATTAGCCTGTCCGTTAGCGTTACCGCTTGTGACAGAAGAAAGTGAGGAAGAATGACCGATACAGTAAAACTCATTATTGAGATACCCAAGCGAGTTTATAATTATATTCGTAAATATGAACATATTGCGAATAGTGACATATTAGATATTAAAGATGCAGTTGTAAACGGCACTCCGCTTGATAGCAATGATTCTGACTATGCAGAAGCACAAGCCTACTTTGACGGTCAAGCCTACGGTTGGGAACAGGGAAGAAAAGCATTGATTGATGATTTAAAGAAAGAAATTCGTAAAAATTTTAGTGACAATGCATATATTCATGTTCCGTATGTGTTGAGTATTCTTGCCAACATGGATAAGTCAGAAAGTGAGGTTTAACTATGGTTATAACACGATATGGAGATATTATTAAAGGCTTTAAATTCACATGTAAGTATTGTAATGCCGAATGGTATGCAAATAGAGAAGAAGTTAAATTTACACCACCGTTTATGGAATACGCTGTGTATATGAATTGTCCTTGCTGTGGTGAGACAACTTATAAAGATTTAGACAATTAGAAAGGGAGAAATAAATGACAAAACATTTTTGTGACAAATGTGGAGAAGAGGTTTCAGCACCTACAATGTGGGATGTTCATTGTGATGCTCGTAATACAGGAACTTATTTTCATTTTGAATTATGTTCGGAATGTATGTTGAAATTTACAAAACTATTTGATAGTAAGGCAGAAAGGGAGGAAAAAGAATGAAATTACACGTATGTGACTTATGTAAGAAAAATTCACCCGATGCGAAAATAAAATACAAATATAAGGCAAAACATTATTGGTGGTCATGGTATGAGGGCGGATGGAAAAAAATAGAACTGTGTCAAGAATGTCTTGATAAGATAATCAAGGCAGAAAGTGAAGCAAATTAAACTTTTTTGACCCTAAAAAGTATATTTCAAACACAAAAACTGTATGAATTAAAGCCGAATTAAACAACGAATTAAACTTTGATATGAAAGTGAGGATAAATGAAGATAACTGTTATTGAATTTGGTGGTATAGAGCATCATATAATCTGTAAATCTTTTGAGTTCCGTACTAACCATGTTGAGAATTGGATAAGGATAAAGTATCAAGATGGTAGTAAAGACATGATACATGGAGTTGCAACTATAAAGGCAGAAAGTGAGGATAATGAAAATTAAAGTCATAACTGCAGGTAACTGTATGATGTGTGGTGAACCAATAAAGATAGTTACAAGAAAAGATAACAATAAGATTCCTAATATTTTCTTTTGTCCGAGGTGTGAGAGAAAAGTTGAGAAAAATAAACCACTTACAGGAAGTGAGAACAAAGAATGAACAGAGAAATGACACGTAAGGAATTAGCACAACAAGTATTTGGATATCTCAAAATGATACTCCCACACAAGAATTCAATTCAAATTTGGATTGCTATCGCTGAAACTGATGATGAAACTTTGCTTCGTGAGTATTACAAACTTTCAACGAAAAATTATTCCTTGAGAGAATGGCAGATAGAAAAAGATAAGGAGCAGGAAGAATGAAACTTGTCGCTGAACCTATTATACTCCCCGATAACGCAACATGGCAGGATATCGAGGATGCAAAGTTAAGTGCAAAATGGCACGAGGTAAAATCTCGTGAATATCTTATGAGTTTAACAAACCTTGATGGCAAGTGTGGAAGTTGCAAGAATTTCAAATATTGCAAAGATAAAGTACATGGTTTTTGCAGAAAGGAATATAGACTTTCTAATTATCGTGCGAGATACAATCGTGCTTGCAAAGAGTATGAGAAGAGGGAAGATTAATGGGAAAAACAATAACTATAGACTCACTTGAGGCAATGTGTGATTTGATGTGTGATAACAGATTTCCGAGAAGAACTAAAATTCAAGATAATTACGAAGCATGTTGGCAAACAGGTATTTATGAAGATTATGCCTGTGAACTGTGCCCTCATAATTTTGAGTGTAGCGGATACAACGGTGACGATGATGATGAAGATTAAGGTTTGCGAAAAAGTTAAGATTGAAAATCCAACTCCAACAATAGAGAAATGGTGCAAGGAACATCTTGTAGTTGATAATCCCGATTATTACAAAAAAGAGCGAATGGGAAAATGGACAGGAAATACACCTCGCACCATTTCTTTATATGAACGTATCGGCAATGAACTTTGGATACCGTTTGGATGCATCCGAGAAATTTGGAAATTTTGTGTCAGAGGTATCTCATGGAGTACGGATTTTCACGAAATAAGACCATTTAATTATGATAGCCATATAAATCTATATTCATATCAAGAAACCTCTGTTGTTGAGGCGCTTCGTAAAAAGAATGGCATATTGGTAATGCCGTGTGGGAGTGGAAAAACTCAAAGCGGACTTGAACTTATAGCAAGGATAGGTGGCAGGGCTTTATGGCTCACACATACGCAGGATTTGCTTAATCAATCAAAGAAGAGGGCGGAAAGCGTATTAGGGAATGTAGGCTGTGGCATGATCACGGCAGGTAAGGTTGATGTTGGTAATGGAATTACATTTGCTACTGTGCAAACTTTGTGTAAAGTGAACTTGAGTCAGTATCGTGATTTTTGGGATGTAATAATCGTTGATGAATGTCAACATTGTGCAGGTTCACCTACAAAAGTTACACAGTTTTATAAGGTAATGTCCGAACTGTGTGCGAGATACAAAATAGGATTGACCGCTACACCTCACAGGTCGGATGGATTAGAGATATCCATGTTTTCACTTCTTGGCGATATCATTCATGAAGTTACTCGAGAAGAGGTTGCACATACAACATGCCCTATCAAGGTGTCACAAATCCCGACAGGTTGGTATCCGACAGATGATATTTTAATGTCAGATGGTACTATCGATTATACCAAAGTTATTGACAGCATGACTCATGATGATACGAGATTCAAGTTTGTGTCTAATTATATAAATGGCTGTATTGGAGGATGCCTTGTACTTGCTAATAGAGTTGAGTATTTACAGAGATTGCAAAAAGAATATATTGCAAAGTCTGTGTGTTTATCGGGAGCAGGGCAAAGTAAGAAAGCAAAAAGTGAGCGTAAAGAAGCACTTCGACAATTGAATGATGGAGAGATTCAATGTGTATTTGCTACATACCAATTAGCAAAAGAGGGTTTGGATGTTCCAAATCTTAATTACGTTGTATTTGCTACACCCGAAAAGGATGAAACTACTGTGGTTCAATCTGCAGGCAGGGTTGGCAGAAAAGCAGATGGAAAATTATATGGTCATGTAATTGACTTCATTGATGATTTTGGAATGTATAAAGGTTGGGGTAAAAAGAGGCAGAATTACTATAAAAAGATTGGTGCTGAAATAATTTCATAAAAAAAATCAAAAAAAATATTGACATACGCATCTGAACATGGTAAAATAGTATTGTAAGGGAGAAAAGAAAAACCCTTATTACACCATAGAACCCACTACAGGAGGTCGAGGAAATGACAATATTAACTAATAAAGAATACAGTGAGATGAAGTTCAAGTTCTTAAATGAGTCGGGAGATTGGCACTGTGAGACAAGCCCTATGAACAGCAATGGAGTGTACATCAAGACTTATATTTGCGATAACGGCAATGTTATTACCGAGGTTAACAGACCCGTATACGAGCAGGTTGACATCAAAGTAAAAAATGTAGAGACTACTGTATCTGTTAAACTCCTCGAGAGTGAGATGTTCAGTAACAAGTTTGGTTCGGTTTACACCTACGAGAAATTTTAACAGGAGATTGGAGGATACCATGAGTACAATGAAGATTGCAATGTTCGAATCTAAAGAACAGGTTTCAGACCATTTCAACAGGTTGGCAGATAACGTTGAAAACATCGCTCTGCCCGAGGCAAAGGTTACACTTCACAATGTAATGAACGGTGTCGGCAGGAATTCGTTTTTAAAGATGAATTTCTTGCAAGACGCATCCGATGAAGTGAAAGAAGAGGCATGGCAGGGACATATCAAGTGGTGTGAGAGAAGAGTTAAGGTTCTTGAGAATAAGGTTAAGAAATACAGAAAGATGGCGGTTATAGGCTAATGAAAGGAGATACCATATGAGTACAATTAGCAGAGTTGATTTCGAAAAGATGGTTTCGTTGTGCAGGGCTTATGATGCATACACTTGGTATATCGATGACTTTAATCAGATGAAAAAGGCTGAGACACGTAATGCAGAGTTGGAGCAGGAATTCAATGAGATAGCAAATATCTACTTTGATGGATATGACGGTGGCATTCGTTGGGTTAAGGTCTGCATGGATAGCACTAACAGTAGCATTGAGGCTGTGCTTGGCAGATGGATTATAGATAGAGGATGTGAGGTTGAGAGTATTACTACCGTTAAGGCTAAAAGGGTTTGGACGGAGCAGGAGATAAAGAATTTAGTACAGACTAACGATACAGTTCTGTACAATGCGCTCAAAAAGTTGTATGCTTGTCAAACCGCTGATGAGAAGCGTGACGGTGAGACTAAAGAAAATAACGGAGTTGGCTTCAATGGTGCTGATGCTTCTTTCTTGTCGAGTACGGCTGAATTCCTAAAGAAAACAGGCTTCCTTACTGAAAAGCAGAAAGTTATTGTCCGCAGAAAACTTGTTAAATACAATAAGCAATTAACAAGATTAGCGAATGCATGAAAGGAGATTGGAATGACGGTAAGAGAATGGGCAAACAGCAAGACAAACAATGGAACATATAAGGTATATAGTCGCAAGAAGAGGATGTATGTGAATCCGCAGGATGTGTGGGATGAAAAGGTGTTAAGCCTGCGTGAGCATAGAGGATACGGATTCAAGCAGATTAATGTGGTTCTGCAGGTTAGATGAAAGGAGAGTATGTATGAGAACAGGAACACCATTTGAAGTTAGCAAAGATGTGTATGACAGGGCAAGAGGCATGTATGCAGAAAGTGGTCGTGAGTCTTGCAATGGATATTATTACATGACGCAGGATGATCAAAATGAATTGTTCAGTGAAAGCATCCGATATGGATATGGTCTGTACAGTTGTATGGTGCATGAAGAGAATGGCAAGTACATTTGTACTTATGAGACAGGAAGTTCTTGCGATTGACGCTCTTACATCTGTGGGCAAAACAGATGCGGAAAGTGGCACTGCCGATATAGTGCCACATGAAGCCCCTTCGCCAAATGGTTAAGGCACGTGATTTTGGTTCACGTATTTGCAGGTTCGAATCCTGCAGGGGTTGTTTGGAGATTGATATTATGAAAGAGTGGCAGGATATATTGGTATAAACCATTTTAATTTTATTATTGGTTGCTTGGATATTTTCGAGGTGAAAGGAGGTTTAATGAATATACAACAAACAGCGGATGTTCTTGGATTGAAAGTTAGGACTATTCGAAGATGGATTGCACTTGGCAAAATTCGAGCGGAGAAGCGTGGCAAGTGTTGGTTCATCTTTGATGAAGAAATTGGCAGAAAGGAGATTCAATTAAATGCTTACAAAGGTAGAGAACATTCCCGAAGAATTAAAGACGCTCTCACAGTGGGTGTGTGTAAGCAAAAGCGACAAAATCCCAAAGAATCCATTCAACGGAAAAAACGCAAAGGCAAATGACCCTAAAAGTTGGGGCACTTTTCAGCAGGCTGTAAAGGCTTGCGATACTTTTGGTTTTGACTATATCGGTTTTGAGTTTGCCCCTCCGTATTTTGGAGTTGACCTTGACCATTGCCTTGACCAAACTGATTTCTGTGATGAGTTTGTGGAAACGTTACAATCTTATGCAGAAGTGAGCAGGAGTGGAAACGGACTTCACATTATCTGTAAAGGAAAGTTGCCCGATGGAAGCAGGAGAAAAGGCGGAGTTGAAATGTACTCCGAGGGCAGATATTTTATTGTGACAGGAAACCTGTATAACCCTGCGTATTCCGAAATTAAGGATTGCACCGAGCCTGTCAAAATCCTGCATAATAAGTACCTGCCTACATCTGTTCCTAAAGCCGATATCCGTAGGGAGGTTGTGACGGAACTTGACGATGCAGAAGTTATCGATAAGGCAAGGTCCTGTAAGACAGGTAGCCTTTTTTCTATGCTTTACGCAGGAGAATGGCAAGGATTGTTTCCAAGCCAAAGTGAGGCGGATTTGACCCTGTGTAATCAACTTGCATTTTGGACAGGTAAGAATACCGCACAAATGGATAGAATATTCCGTACCTCCGGTTTGTATCGAAAGAAGTGGGATTCACGAAGAGGGCAGGAAACTTATGGAAATATCACGATTGGCAAGGCATGTGCATCCTGTGGAGAAGTGTATGAACCGAAGAAATATACCGATGACACCTCTCTTGCGATTGCATTTTTTCGTAACGGGAAAGTTAGTGCGGTAACGGAGGAAAATGAGGAAACTAAAAAGACTTATGATATGACCGATACAGGCAATGCGCATAGGCTGTATGACAGGTTTGGAAGTGTTCTCAAATATTCTTACAATCGTAAGAAGTGGTATTTTTGGACAGGCAAAAAATGGACGATTGACGATAGCGGTGAAGTTAAAAAACTTGCCGATGAAATTTGTGAGGATTTAAAGAAAGAAGCATGGTTAATTCCCGATGAAGATTTACAGGATACCGCCCTTAAGTTTGCAAAGAAAACTGCAGGGAGTTTTGCTAAAGAGGCGATGATCAAAGAATGCCAACATTTGTATGATATTCCTGCATCCCCCGATGACTTTGACTCGTATCTTGATTTTCTTAATGTTCAGAACGGTGTTATCAATTTAAGGAATGGTGAACTGATGCCACATGACAGCAGGTTGATGATGTCCAAAATTTGTAACACTGAATATGATATAAAACGTAGACCTCCGAAGATGTGGTTGAAGTTTCTTAATGATGTTACGAACGGAGATAAGAAACTTCAAGACTATATTCAAAAAAGTATAGGATATTCTATTTCGGGAAGTAACCGTGAGCAATGTGCTTATTTCTTATATGGCATGGGCAATAATGGAAAATCCACATTTCTTGATACAATATCTGACATGCTTGGCGATTATGCTTCAAATACACAGCCCGATACGCTGATGCTTCAAAAGATAGGTGCTTTAGGAGGCGGTGCGAACTCCGAGATTGCACGTTTGAAGTCTGCAAGGTTTGTAACCTGTGAAGAGCCTACAGAGGGAGTTAGACTTAATGAGGGCTTATTAAAGCAATTAACAGGAGGTTCGAAAGTTACATGCCGTTTCTTGTATGGTGATGAATTTGAGTACACTCCCGAGTTTAAGATTTGGGTTGCAACAAATCACAAACCAACAATTCAAGGTACTGATATTGGTATATGGAGAAGAATTAAACTCATACCCTTTGAAGTAAACATTCCAAAGGAAAAGGTTGACAAGAACCTCAAATACAAACTTCGGCAGGAGTTTCCACAGATACTTGCATGGGCTGTTGAGGGCTGTATGAAGTGGCAGGCGGAGGGTCTTGAAGAACCCGAGCAGGTAGTTGAGGCTATCAAAGATTATAAGCAGGAAATGGACCTTATCGCCGCCTTTGTTGAACAATGTGTGGTTATCGATTACGAGTCAACTGAAAGAATTATGGCATCTGATTTGTTTGCAGTGTACAGGGTTTGGGCTAAACAGAACAACGAGGTTGAGATGACTTCAAAGAGATTTGGAATGGAAGTTATCAAGAAACTTCCCGAACGTGGCAGGAATAGCAAAGGCATATTTTACAGTAAGATAAAATTTACCGAGTATGCGTTAAGTCTGTTACATAAGGCTTAAAAATTGGCGGAGGTGGCAAAACCTCCGCTATATTGTTAATATTTTTTCAAAAAAAATCAAAAAAAGTATTGACATATACACTCAAAAGTGGTAAAATGTTCTTATAAGGGAAAAGGCAATAGCCCTTACATACCATAAGAACCCATTATAGGAGGTCAAAGGAAATGAAAGAGTTAGTTGAGATTTTAAAACAGGATTTCGGATGCACTGAGGATGAGGCATTTGAGATAGCAGAACAGTTTGAAGATTGATTCCATAGGAGGACAATGAAATGACATCACTTGACAGAAATTCATCACTTGAGGAAATGTTAATTAAGTTCTACAACATGCAGGCAGGAACAGCATTCCGTAGCGGAAATGACGCTAATAAGGATATCATCCACCACCTGCTCGAACTGTGTGATGGCGATGTGGCTAAGGCTAAAAAGCGCATCATCACCTACGTTAAGGCTAACGATAAGTTGGCAAAGGAAGCATTCGGATTCAAGGAGTGCTGTGAGAGTTGTGAGGCAGAGGTTACCGCACCTGCTCCTGTTATGAGCGGTGAACAGCAGGTTTCCAACAGCCTCGGTATTCTCGAAAAGGCTCTCATAGAAGTTCTTAAAAATCAGAGCATTCCCAAGATTGAGCAGGACATTAAGAGCGAGTGCGTTGGGCTGTTACAGGATTTCATCAAAAAGGAATACGGCACTATCGAGCGTAAGGTAGTCACTATCATCAACGGTGAACACAAGCAGGTTGAGGGATTTGTTCATGAGAAGTTCGACACTGTACTTAAGTTTGTAGCGAACGATGAGCCTGTATTTCTCACAGGTCCTGCAGGAAGTGGTAAGAACTTCATCTGCAAGCAGGTTGCGGATGCCCTCGGACTTAACTTCTACTTCACTAACGCTGTTACGCAGGAGTACAAACTTACAGGTTTCACTGATGCGAACGGCAGATATCAAGAGACTCAGTTTTATAAGGCTTTCACGCAGGGTGGAGTGTTCATGCTCGATGAAATGGACGCTTCAATCCCCGAGGTTTTAGTTATTCTTAACGCTGCCATAGCAAATAGATATTTCGACTTTCCTGCACCTATCGGATATGTACAGGCGCATCCCGATTTCAGAGTTATCGCTGCAGGAAACACTACAGGACATGGTGCTGATTACGAGTACGTTGGAAGAAATCAGTTGGACGGAGCATCACTTGACAGGTTCGCAATTGTTCCTATCGACTACAGTGTGGAGATTGAAAACGGCATGGCATGTGACATTGAACTTGCAGACTTCTGCAGGGAATTCCGCAGGGCTTCCGCAAAAGTAGGAGTACAGGTTATCGTATCCTACAGAGCAATTCAGAGACTTGCAAAGATGGTGAACCTGTTAGACCTGCCCGAAGCGTTGAGCACTTGTTTGGTCAAGGGTCTTGAAAAGGATGACCTTAACATCATCTGCAATGAGTTGCAGGATAGCAAGTACAAGAGAGCACTTAAGAAGATAGCGTGAGATAAGGAGGATGCCATATGAGCACTATAAAGACCGATGTCAAGATACAGTTTAAGAACGGCAGGAAGTTCAAGGTTAATATCGAAAGTTACGCTTCCGCTCAAGATGTTGTGCAGGACTTTCAGAACAGGGAAGTAAGGCATAGCAACTACGATATGAAGAATGAATCTTATAGTAAGAGTTGGGATGGTGTTAACAGTTACAATGAAGCCCTTGAACTTATGAGACTTGGATATCAGCCGACAGTTGACAAGTTACAGGAGACACTTAAGGCTAACAAACTCGGGACAGGAAAGAGAATATCGTTCGAGAACAATGTTCACGGATTTGCACCGATTGTTCCCCTCGCCCTCAAGGGAGTTCCAAACTCAATGGTGAACATGACCATGAAACCTATCAAGTGTAAGGTTATCAATGTGTACTACGACATGGGTATTAACGCAGATGCCTCATCAGAAGATATAATCAAAGCAGGTCAGAAACTTCTTGGAACGATAATCGAACTTGAGAAGCAGGGATACAGATTTAACCTCTATGCAATACAGGCTTTCAGTGGTGAAAAAGATGCCGATATCCTGTGTGTTAAGGTTAAATCCTCCGATAAGCCGATTGACCTTAAGAGGATATCATTTCCACTCACACATCCTGCATTTTTCAGAGTGATCGGGTTTGATTGGCAGGGTAGAAGCCCTATCACAAAGTACAGAGGTGACGGTAGAGGCAGGGCACTCACATCAGAGATTGATGATAGTTTGGCAAAAGAGTTTGCAGAACAGGCTTTCGGAGATAACTCTGTTTACCTGTCATGTAGGAGTATCAAGCGCAGAAATGAAAAGTATATTAAGGAGGTACTGACCAATGATAAGAGCAATAACAGATGAGAAGAATTGGATACGTTGTGGGGAATGCAGGCATAAGTTGGGAAGAGTTTCGGGAGCAGGGTCCTGTGACCCCTCCCCCATTATCGAGATAAAGTGTCATTCTTGCAAAAATATAAATGTTTGGAGTTATAGTAAATTCAACGTTTTACAGGAGGATAGCCAAAATGACAAATGAGCAGATTATCTTGAGCAATCGGGTCTTTCTCATGGAAGAGGGTGTTATCAGTGGAACAGGTGAGATGTTCATTTTTGAAGATGAGAACGGTAAGCGTGAGATTGAGATGCCCGAGGAAATCCACACTTTTCAAGGTTGGAAGAAATTAGGATTTTCCGTGAAGAAAGGTGAGCACTCAATCGCAAGGTTTCCGATTTGGCAGAAAGCAGGCAGGAGTAAAAAGGAGGATGATGAACAGGGTGACGGTCCTGCAGGGCCTGACAACGATAGTAAAAAATCCAATGGCAGGTATTATCAAAGAGTTGCATTTTTCTTCATTAAAGGGCAAGTAGAGCCGATAAAAGAGTGAAAAAGCACTAAAAACTTGCAATAATCGCCTGTTAATAGTATATTAAACGCATGAAAGGATTTAAAAATGTTCAAAGTAAGAGATTTTATTGCCAATGAAAAGTGGAATTTTGCAAAAACCTATGCAAATTCCGCTCCTCATGAGTATATTGTGAGACATAAACACGCAGGAACTGACGAAGATTTTCTCAATTTCGTAAAGGCTATCGAGTTATATGGACAGACTTTGTGGTTTTTCAAAAGACCGAATAAGTATCTATATGTCGATGGCAGGTACTATTGGACTATGAGTACAGCAAAGGTTGACGACAGTGGCGAGGTTGTGTTTGACTATACCGATGAGCACATGGTAATTAATCGGAGCAATGCAAAAGATTACTTTATATCTATAAGGTGGAAAGGATTGCCAAAGTAATGTCGATTATCTACAAGGATACGAATGTTTTTGAAGAGGCACTGAAACGAGTTAACATGATTTTTGACTATCACGATGATATTATCGTTGATATGTCGGGAGGCAAGGACAGTACAGTTGTTTTCAATTTAGCATTGAGAGTTGCGAGGGAGCGTAATCGACTCCCTCTCAAAGTTTTGTGGTTAGACCAAGAGGCAGAGTGGCAGAACACCGTTGACTACATGAGCAAAATTATGCATAGCCCCGAGGTAAAACCTTTGTGGTATCAGATACCGTTTGAATTCCCTAACAATCTTTCAACTTCTAATGGCAAGGAGTGCTTGCTTATATGGGACCCTGCTGAAAAGGATAAGTGGGTTCACCCTCAATCCGATATTTCCATTAAAGAATGCCCTATAGATACGAGCAAACTTGACAGGGATAAAGCCTTTTATTATGTCCTTGACAGGTTACCCGACTATCATGTTGATGAGAATGCACAGAACTGTGCTGTTCTTTGTGGCATGCGTATAAGTGAGTCACTTAACAGACGTACCGCTATCATGTTTAGCAAGGAAACTTTCAGAGGCGAAACTTGGGTTAGAGGGAAACAGACCAAGAACTCAAAATGTCGCTTATTTTACCCGATTTACGACTTCACAAATGATGATATATGGACAGCAATCGCAAAGAACCATTGGGAGTACAACAAATGCTATGACTTGATGTATCAGTATGGTGTCAATAAGCATAACATGAGAGTGTCCGCACTTATCCATGAGACTTCTTGGGGCGCAATTGAGATGTTGCAGGAGTTTGAAAAGGATACATACAATCGCTTTATTGCACGAATAAGTGGCGTTTCCACTTTCAATCATGCTTTTGATGAGGGCGATGTTATTCCCAAGGACTTGCCTTTTATGTTTAAGGATTGGAAAGAGTACAGGGATTATCTCCTTACTCACATAATTGAGCCTAAATATTGGGAGCATTACCGCAAGGAGTGGAAAGGGCAGGATGACGAGGGATGGTATCGTATCCATGTTCGTGAAGTTATCCTAAATGATACCTGCGGAACCATTAATAAGAATTATCGTAACCGTAGACTTGTGCAGGGAAAGAAAAGTGACAACGTGTACTTTGAACGGAACCTGCGTGAGTATGAAAAATCCTTGGAGGAGGACAAAAATGGCAATTAAAGACCAACCTATCAACAATGTGGAATGGATACCGATTGAAAAGATTCATGCAAATGACTACAATCCCAATTCCGTTGCCACGCAGGAAATGAAACTGTTGTATGTATCAGTAAAGAAAGACGGATACACACAGCCTGTGGTTACGATTTACGATGAAAAGAAAGACCGCTACGTTATCGTTGACGGATTCCACAGGTACAGCATTATGAGAAGATATAAGGACATTTACGCTTCCTGTGAGGGCAAACTTCCTTGTGTTGTTCTTCACGGAAAGACCATGAATGACCTTATGGCTTCCACTGTAAGACATAACCGTGCGAGAGGTAAGCATAGCGTTAATGGTATGTCTAATATCGTTATGGAAATGCTTATGAACGGAGCATCCGATATGGAAGTTTGCAATAACCTTGGACTTGAGGCAGAGGAACTTGTAAGGCTTAAGTACATTACAGGTTACGCTAAACTTTACGAGAATAACGAATACAGTAGGTCTGCTATGTCTGATCACCAAGCCAAAGTGAAAGCAGAATGGGAAAAGGAGCATAAGGATGAGTGATATCGCTATTGAAAATCAGATTGTAATGAAGAGGCTTGATGAAATTAAGCCTTATGAGAAAAATCCGAGAAGAAACGATAAGACCGTTGAACTTCTCTGCAAGGTTATTCCTAAAGTTGGTTTCAACGTGCCCATCGTTATTGATGCCGATGGCGTGATTGTCAAAGGACACGCACGTTACAATTCCGCTATCAAACTTGGCATGACAGAAGTACCCTGTATTATTACTCATGCGGATAAAGATGCTATCCGTGCAGACAGAATAGCAGATAACAAGATTTCCGAATTTTCCGAGTGGATAAATGAGGAACTTATGCACGAGGTTGATATGCTTGACCTTGATATTGACCTTGCTGATATGGGGCTTCCTAAAATGTCTTATGACGATATTCCGTCCATGGAGGATTTTGGTGCTGATGAGGATTTGCCCGAGAATAAGATGTCCGATGAAGAGAAGCGGAAACTTTACGAGGAATTCCTTGAAAGACAGGCAAAGGAAAATGCCGTTGAGGTACAGATGACCTCCGAGAGTGCTATTCAGAATGCCGTTATCAAACAGGCACATACACCAAAGGCTCAAAGGGAATATCTTAAGTGCACTTGCAAGAAGTGTGGAAATATTTTGTACGTTGACAAGAACGTTCTTTATGATTTCAACGGAGTGATTAGGAGATAAATATGAGCGACATTCAGATTGAAAAAGAAATAGTAATGCGACCTATCAATACCATTAAGCCTTATGTCCGCAATCCACGCAGGAACGAAAAGACCGTTGAGTTGCTTACAAAACTCATCCCTAAAGTTGGATTCAATGTTCCCCTTGTCATTGATGAAAAGGGAATAATCGTTAAAGGACATGCGAGATTTACGGCTGCCATCAGACTCGGTATGACCGAACTTCCTTGTATCATTACTCATGCTGATGAGGAGGCTATTAAGGCAGACCGAATTACCGACAATAAGATTTCTGAATACTCCGAATGGATTACCGATGAACTCATGGAAGAAGTCAATAGCATTGACTTTGACCTGTCAGATATCGGCTTTCCAAAGATAGATTTCGAAAATATGCCAAATTCAGAAGCCGTGAGAGCCGATATTGCATCTTCAAACGCAGAACTACCCACCGAAGTGACCTCAAAAACGCTCTCAGAGGCTGACCGTGAGAGGATGTATCAAGATTTCCTCAAAAAACAGGAGCAGGAAAAGAAAACTGAAGAACTTAAGAACTCCGAACTTGCATCCGAGCCTTATTACAAGGTTGTTTGTGACAAGTGCGGAACTGTTATGTTCTTCAAAGAGTCCGATTTTAAGGATTGAGGTGGCTTATGCTATATGTTATCCGTGCTGTGAAAGAGAGAAAAGAATACGTTGACGAAATCTTAAAGCAGATACCCGAGGCAATTGTTTACTATGATGAGTTTGGCGATGCTATGAAGTCTTATTTGCATGTGTGCAAAAACATCATTAAAGGACAGCCTGCCGTATTGCTTGAGGATGATATCATCCTTACATCTGATTTTAAGAATAAGATTGAGGCAGTGATCAAGCAGTACCCCAAAATCCTTATCAACTTTTTCAGCCTGTCAAAGACCAAACTTGAACCTCACTTCAAAAAAGGTAGGGAGTATTGCATGAACCAATGCGAGTATTTTCCCGAGGGATTTAGCCTAAAGGTTGTGGAGGCTTATGAGACATGGACTCAAAAAGAGACAGAGCCGAATGCTTATGATTATCTTGTGGGATATGCTTGGGGGAACTCAACTCCTTATCTTGTGTGGTGTCCGAGCCTTGTACAGCATAGGCAGGTTAAGTCTATCATTAATCCTAAACGAAGCACCAAACGGCAATCAGTTACTTTCAAAGAATAGGAGGATAACATGTACAAGTGTGATGTGAAAATCATGGCGGTTAAGTCTCGCAGGAACTTTGTACTTGATATGTGCAAGAAACTTGGACTATCCGAGGATGAGTGTGTTATCTATGATGACAGACCGAACGGAGGTGGACCTTTGTACACTTGCCGTAAATGTTGGGAGGCACCTGCAGAAGAGGGAGTTACACATAGAGTGGTTCTGCAGGATGACCTTTTGCTGTGTGACGATTTCATTGGCATAATGAACAGGATTGTGAATACTAATCCCGAATTCATTTTCAGCCTGTACTGTTCACGGCTTAAGTTTCAGATGGCACTCCCCGACAGCCCTTACATTATCATCAAAGGTAGGCAGGCTTGGGGGCAGGGAATGTTAATGCCCTTATCTCATGTTAAGCCTATGTTTGAGTTTGCAGACAGGGAACTTGGCAGAGACTTCCCTTACGATGATGGCATCTATGCTTGGTATGCTGTTGAGAACGGTCTTGAGATAATGTCTACTATCCCGAGTACCATTCAGCATTTATGCCCTACGGACAGCACTCTCGGATACAATAATAGTCGCAAGGTTTCAAAGGTTTGGCGAGGCGAGGATTTAAGCGATGTGAATTGGGAGTCACCTAAAGTCACTTTTTCACCGTCAATGCCTAATCCTGTATCTCTCAAAGAACAGAAAGAAAAACTTGAGGCATTAATGTCAAAGCCTGTGTATACTATTTTTAGAGGTAACAATGGAAACAAATTCTCATGATTATTCTATAGAGTTGATAACAGGCGAGGATGTGCTTGCATGTGGGTATAAGCCTGACCCTCATACTGTATCACTGAAAGACCATGGCGATTGGTATTGCCTTAATGTAAATGGCAAGCGCGTATCGTTTCTATGTATCCGTGAACAGCGTGGCGAGTTGTACATTGGTGAGGTTTTTACTGCAAAAGAGTATCGCAGAAAAGGTTATTTTTTTGCACTTCTTGATTTTGTATGCAATCATGTTTATCCCGAGTATTCTATTTCTACTCATGCTCTTTTAGCGAGTAAGGGAACTTTTGAAAAATGCGGATTCAAACAGTTTGCATTCAGAGAATTTAAGTATGGTAATCAATGGTGGTTAAGGAGGAATGGAAAGAAATATGAGTGAACATTATTTAGCAAAAGAGTGTTGCATGAGCAAGGGTAAGGGTTCGTCTGTGAACGGACTTCCGAGTTTTGACAAGGCTTTACTTGACGCAGGTGTCGGAAATTACAATCTTGTCAGACTTTCTTCGATTTTACCTGCAGAGCATGTGTGGGTACAACCGCAGGATATCACTTCTCATATACAGGAGGGTAGCCTGTTACCTACCGCTTATTCTACAATTACAAGCGACATTGAGGGCGATGTGATTGTGTCTACAATTGGTGTTGGGCTTCCTGTTGACCATTCTCATGTCGGTGTTATCATGGAATATTCTACAAAGAATGTTACCGAGCAGGAGGCACTTGACACTTTACATGATATGATAAAAGAGGCTTTTGAAATTAGAGGTTGGGAACTTGATAACATTGTTTCTACTTCAATTTCTGATAAGGTTGAAAAAGGCGGAGTAAAGCATACCACTTTCTGCTGTATCTCCGAATGGTGATTATATGGCAAGACCGAGAATTGAAATAGACAGGGAACAGTTCGAGAAGTTGTGTTCTATACAATGCACTATCAACGAAATAGCAGGCTTTTTTAACTGTTCTGTTGATACGATTGAACGTTGGTGCAAACGTGAGTACAAAGAGGGTTTTGCGGACATTTACGATAAAAAAAGAGGTGTCGGTAAAATATCCTTAAGGCGTGCTCAATTCCGCATGGCAGAGACAAATGCTACCATGGCAATTTGGCTTGGCAAACAGTATCTTGGACAGGCAGAACGGCAGGAGGTTGCTATTTCAGTTTCCGATGATGATACTGTTAAGGAAATGAATGATTATTTTGCAAATAAGATGCAAAATGTCGGAGAAGAGGCATGAAAGAATTTAAGTCATTTTTCAAAACTGTAGGTGGCAACGAGGGTAGTCATTGTAACTACTCTACGAGGCTTGATACTTACGGATGTGGTTGTCAGCATGATTGTTCATATTGTTATGCAAAGACTTTATTGAACTTTCGAAATTTGTGGGATGCAGAAAATCCGTCCGTTGCGGATATTGAGAAGATAAGGCGGAAGATATCCAAACTCGAAGCAGGCACTATAGTTAGGCTTGGCGGAATGACGGATTGTTTTCAAAATATCGAACGGCAGGAGAAAGTGACATACGAAACTATCAAGGCTCTTAACGAGTATGGCATCGGATATCTGATTGTCACTAAAAGCGACTTGGTTGCCGAGCCTATGTACACTGATCTCATGGACAGGAGCCTCGCACACATTCAGATAACCGTGACCTGTACTGATGATGACCTGTACACAAAACTCTCATATGAAAAAGCACCACTTCCAAGCAGAAGAATAAAGGCTATCGAGAGATTGCAGGAATTATGTTTCGATGTGCAATTAAGGTTGTCACCATTTATCCCCGAGTTTATAGACTTCGATGTTTTGAACAGTATTAAGTGTGATAAAATACTTGTAGAGTTTTTGCGAGTAAATAGTTGGATAAAGAAGTGGTTCGATATCGACTTTTCACCTTATACACTTTCAAGCGGTGGTTATTATCATTTGCCATTAGCAAAGAAGCAGGAACTCATCAAGAACATCACAGGATTCAAAGAGATATCCGTGTGTGAGGATGAGAATGAAGCATACGAATATTGGAAATATCACTTTAACCCGAATGAAAAGGATTGTTGCAATTTACGATGATTACCAAAGAACAGGCTTTAAACCTTTTATGGGAAAATCCGATTGAGATAGGACATTGGGTTGGATTCAAGGATTTGACCGCACTACATAATGAGTGGTTGCGGTCTTTTCTGTATTCTAAAGATGATCAAACTTTGCAGGCACACCGTGGCTCATACAAAACGACAACACTGTCACTTTTTTTTGCTATTCATTGTGTGATTTTCCCAAATGAAACTGTTTTGTATTTCCGTAAAACAGGCTCGGATGTAACCGAAATTGCAAGGCAGGCGAGTAACATCCTTAAATCGGGATGTATGCAGAGCATTGTACAGGCTATCTATGGAAAAGAGTTAAGGCTTATCAAGGATAGTTCAAGCGAAATTCACACTAACCTGCCTACGACTATCAAAGGTACAAGCCAACTTGTC